ATTTTTAAACTGAGAAATCTTTTAAAGAATTACACTCCAGAAGATTACTTATTACTTACAGGAGATCCGGCAATAATTGGTGTTGCGTGTTCTATTGTTTCTGACATGACTAATGGAAGATACAATTTATTAAAGTGGGACAAGCAAGATAGAATGTATTATCCAATTTCAATTAACCTCCACGAGAAAGGAAAAGTACAAGATGAGTAATATAAATTTTGAGGAAGATCAAAGAGAGAATCTAGACTCAGTAAATGAAGCCGGTAGTTTGGCTGCACAAGTTGTAAAACTACAAAAGTTAGAAGACGAACTTTTAGCTAAAGAAAAAGAAACAAAAGAATTAAAAAGAAAAGTAGATTTAATTTCTGCAGAGGTCATACCGACTATGATGCAAGAAATGAATATCTCCACATTAAAATTATCAGATGGGACTTCAGTAGAAGTTAAACCTGTCTATGGTGCATCAATTTCTGCAGATAAGAAAGAAGATGCATACACATGGCTTCGTGAGAACGGACTGGGTGACCTTATCAAAAATGAGGTAACCGTTGCTTTTGGTCGTTCCGAAGATAACAAGGCACAGCAATATGCTGTCCTTGCGCAAGGTCAAGGGTATGAACCAGTCCAAAAACTAAAGGTTGAACCCATGACACTTAAAGCACTGGTCAGAGAGCGTATCGAAAATGGACTTGATATGCCTTCTGACTTATTTAACTTGTTCACAAGCAACAGAACAAAAATAACAAGGAACAAATAATCATGAATGAAGTAACACAAAAGACGGCCGCAGGTCTTCCAGCAGCAAGTATGTTTGAAGATGATGCATCACAAGGTTTAGGTAACATAAGTCAACAAGACTTAGCTTTACCTTTTCTTAAGATCCTAGGACAGCTATCTCCAGAAGTAAATAAAAGAGATGGTAAACATGTTGAGGGAGCAGAACCTGGAATGATTTTCAATTCAGTTACTGGAGATTTATATGACGGCGTAAAAGGAATAGATGTTATTCCTGCTTTCTATAAGTTAGAGTATGTTGAATGGAAAGATAGAGGAGAAGGACCTGGTGCACCAGTAATGGTACACGGCTCTTCATCTGATATCATGTCACAAACTACAGCAGATGCTAGTTACAAAGACAGATTGCCTAACGGTAATTACGTTGAGAAAACTGCATCACACTTTGTGATCATTCAAGGAGATAGTCCACAAACAGCTTTGATTTCTATGAAATCTACTCAATTAAAAATTAGTAGAAAATGGAACTCAATGATGTCTGGTATCAAACTAAAAGGAAAAGCAGGTTTATATACACCAGCATCTTTTAGCCACATTTACAAACTAAAGACTACTCAAATGTCTAATGATAAAGGCACTTGGTTTGGTTGGGAAGTTAGTAAAGTTGGTCCTATAACTGATACGAGTATGTATCAACAAGCAAAATCGTTTTCAGAAAGTATCTCTAAAGGTGCTGTGAAAGCAAAACATGTTGAACCGAAAGTAGCAGAGAAAACTAGTATTATATAATCCCTTAGGGGTATGTGTACACAGTGTGGACCGTGCGGGAGACTAATCGGTCCACTTAGACAGGATAGATATGATTAAAAGATATATAAAAATATTTGATGGATATAGGAAAGCTTATGGTACGGCTGATCTTAAAAATGCTAAAGTTGATCCAGATAAAGGTGGCAAGCTAGTACTACCCACTGGTGATTATGGTTGGACTCATAAAGAACTTACAGAAGAAGTTTATCAAAAACATTTAGACGGTATTTTATCTATTGGGGTACAAGCCTGCAATGAAAATTCAGAAGCAAAATTTGGTGTTATAGATATAGACCCAAAAAACTACGTTGATTTTGATAGAAAATATATTATTGAAAAAATTCAAGAATACAAACTACCTTTAATACCTGTTCTATCTAAAAGTGGTGGGTTGCATTTATATTTGTTTGTTAATGAATTTATATTAGCCACAGTAATAGTTTCTTTTTTAAGTAATTTACTCCCATTGTTTAAACTAAAATCAAGTAATGAGGTATTTCCTAAACAGACACAACTAACAAAGGATCCGGAAACAGGGAACGTAGGTCCAGGTCAATTTATAAACCTACCTTATTTTAAAAAATCCGAAAGGTTAGCAATAAATCTAGATGGTACAACATTTACATTCGAACAATTTCTTGAAGTTGCAGAAGCCAATATAGTTAATATAGAAGATTTAAAAAACATCACAGAAAGTATAGAAAAAAAAGATTTAGAAGGTGTTGACTCAGATTTTGATGATGGCCCTCCTTGTTTAGCTCATCTTAGCAAGATAATGAAAGATCCAGGCTTTGATGGTAAAGACAGATTTATGTATAATTATCATGTGCTTGTGAAGATGAAGTACCCAGATGACTGGCAACAAAGAGTCATGAATGCACCTGTTAAATATTTTGAACCCGTACATGCAAATGCATGGGAAGCAAAAGCTGTAAACGCTAAAGTTAGATCATGGTCTAAATCTGAAAAAGGTTACACTTGTACACAGAGTCCTCTTAATGATTATTGTAAAAAAGGTATATGTGTTAAAAAGAAATATGGTATTCTTGCAGGATCAAAAGGGTCTTATCCGGTATTATCTAATTTAAGAAAAATAGATATTGAACCAGAACCAGAATATGAATTTGATGTAACTAAGCCAGACGGTATAGGAAAAGCATCTGTATATTGTAAATCAATTGAACATGTTACAGATCAACGTAAACGTAGAAACTCCATAGCAAGAGCGGCAGGGTTTCCACCACCAATTATAAAAGCACCGGAAGACCAGCTTATTTTAGAATCTCTTTTTAGTACACAGAAAGTAGTGAACCCTCCTATTGGTACTTCACCTAAAGAAAAATTACATGATGTAATACATGCAAAAATTAATGGACCTAAAGCTATGAATGATGCTGCATTTAAATCAGGTACAGTATTAATTGAAGATGGTAAGGCTTATTTTAAATTCGATAAATTTTACGATAAGCTTAGAGCGAAGAATTGGAAACACTCTGAGGATAAGACAGGTGTTATGATGAGCAGTAATTATAAAGAATGTGGTTTAGAATTTATTGAACAAAAAAGATTCCCTACAAAAGAAAAGGGGAAGTACAACACACCTACAAAAAATGTAGTTTCAATAAATATAGAAGGTTTTGAAGATATAAAAATTAATCATACGATACTAAAACATAACACGGAGATAATGTAATGGCTAAAAGAGAAAAGTTTTCAATATGGGGCAGTGAGCCACAATACAAAAACGCTTGTTATGAATTATTTCATAAACACAAAACATCTTGGCCTATTGGGCATATATTAAAAAATGAAGATGAGAAGTATATGAAAGAAATGATGAGCAATTTTTATTATTCATCATTAAAACCACACTTGGTTCAGGATGTTTGGCATAAAAATAAAGATAAAATTATAGAAATAAAAGTTGTGTTAGGTCCTGTTTTTGGAGAAAAAACTTTTGAGTTTTGGACAGAGAAACCTACTTTTTCTAAACAAAAAGCGTATGAATTTGTAGATGGAAAAGTAATTGGTATTGAAAGTCCTCATTATGCCATATTAGAAGATATAGGTTCTGGTAAAATGTTTAATTTTTCTGTTGCCAGGTGTATTTGTTTTCCAGGTCAAACTGGTTTGGTTCATGAAAGTGCTTTACCAAAACCAGCAGTCATGCAAGCATTAAAAAATGCCATTGCTCAACCAAAAATAGAATGGAAAAGAAATAAAGGGTATAGATCAGGCATTGATCCAAAAATGGATGCTCATCACGTAGATGGTAAAGAATTTAAAACTCTTGTTTTAAAATTTGTTGGTGATGCTTTAAAAATATTGGAAACAGAATTTTATAGTAAAATATATCCAGAACATGGAAACTATGAAACTGCATTTATAGAGTATGTTCAAATAACTGGATGGCAATTTAAAAACAACTCTAAAGCAAATAAATGGAGAAGTTCTTGGTTTGATTTTCATGAAAAATATAGAGAATATGAAATGTTAAATCCAACTATTCACCGTGAGGTCACATCCAATGAAACTAAATTTAAAACTAGTATTAGAGATAATTTAGGGGATTTATTAAAATGAGCACTAGAAAAATATACGGGCCTCCGGGAACAGGGAAAACAACTAGGCTTATAAATTACGTTAAAACTTTAGTTAAGTTTGGTACACCTATTGATAAGATTGGTTACTTTGCATTTACAAAGAAAGCTGCAGAGGAAGCTGTGAACAGAACTTTAGATCTTTATCCAAAGTATAGTAAGAAAGATTTAAAATATTTTAGAACCTTACACTCACTAGCTTTTACTTTGTTGGGTATGAAGAAAAGCAATGTTATGCAAGACGAACACTACGAAGACATAGGTAGAAAACTAGGCATAGAAGTTACAGTATATTCTAATGGAGAAGAGAAGACAGGATTTGTAGACTCTGATAGTCAATATTTTAACATAGTAAATGCAGCAAGAATTAAAGGAACCACAATAGATGAAGAATATAATACTGATATGTATTCACAAGACATAGACAAGCATTTATTACAAATTTTAAAAGATGAGGTAGATAATTACAAGCAAGCGTATGGCCTGGTAGATTTTACAGATATGATCGAAAAATTTAATGTGTCAGAATTGTGTCCGAAATATGACGTAGTATTCATTGATGAAGCTCAAGATTTGTCGCCAATACAGTGGAAAATGTATGATATATTAAAGAAAAACTCTAAACATATTATACTTGCTGGTGATGATGATCAAGCAATTTATGGATGGGCCGGTGCAGATGTTGCAAGGTTTCAAAGTGAACCTGCAAAAGATATTGTGTTACCACAATCTTATAGAATTCCAGCAGCTGTACAAAAAATAGCCGGTTGTATTTTAAATAGAATACCGGATCACAGAAGAATTAAAAAAGAATGGTCAGCAAGACCCGAAGAAGGTTACGTAGAGTATGTAACTTCAATAGAAGATGTACCAGTTAATTCTGGTGATTGGTTAATACTTGCAAGGACTAATGACAAACTTAGAAAGTTAGGGCCTACCTTAAAAGAAATGGGAATATATTTTGAGATCAAAGGACGCAAAAGTTACAAAACTAGGCTCTATAGATCAATACAAGATTACACACGTTGGACTAATGGAGATAAATTATCAATATCTGAATGCAAAGATCTATTTGAATTTTTAGGTGTAGATAAAATTTTAACTGATGAACGTATGTATGATTTACAAGAGTTTGGTTTTAGTTTTACAGATCATTGGTACGAAGTATTTCAAGCTGATCCGGAAGAATGTCTATACATTAGAGAAATGATACGTAATGGAGAGAAGTTATCAGAAGACCCAAGAGTAAAACTATCTACTATACATGCAGCTAAAGGTGGTGAAGCTACTAATGTATTAATTATTTTAGATAATACTAAAAAGATAAGAGACGCAGTAGACAAGAGTCTAGACAAACAGGATGAGGAGCATAGAGTTTGGTATGTTGGAGTAACAAGAACCAAACAAAATTTATATATAATGGAAGCAAAAAGGGAGGACAAAGGTTATGACATCTAAAGCATACGAAAAACAAATCGGTGGTTCGCATTACCAGAACTTTAAAATACAGCCAAGTAAATTTGTGATAGAGAACGAATTGCTTTATCCAGAAGGTTGTGCTATAAAGTACATAGTCAGACACAGACTGAAAGGTAAAAAACAAGACTTAGAGAAAGCGATTCACTTTATAGAAATGATAATTGAAAGGGACTATGGAACCAAATAATCATATACCATTTTACATGGGGCTATTTACTTGCCTATTGATTCTTTGCTACCTAACATTATGAAAAAATTTAGTATTACTAAAAAA